ATGAATGCCAGTTGGTCTTCCGCCACTCAGCCCACCTGGAGATTTGTTCCAACCTATATTAGATTCAGGCCTATAACTCTCTTCTAATTCTGATATCTTCTTTAGTGATCCCGTATGTAAGACAGTTATATTGCATTCCTCGGTAATATGATTATGTTTACGTAAATGCTCTTTGAACCTTGTTTCTGAACTTCGCTTAGTGATACCGATATATCCCTCTGTATGCGGATCATTCATTTCCTTTGTGTATATCCAATATAATTTAGCCATATTCGGTTCTTTCGTGTCGACAATAAATAAGTGAAAAAGATAGGCACCGAAGTGCCTATCAGTCTGGATAGTTGTATCTATCCTTATTTTATCAGGAAAGAATACCGTCAACCCTGAAAATTCTATAGTACTGATTGGTCTTTGCAGCAGCAAGACCACTTGCAGGGGTAGAACCGACGAATGGGTTGGATACCATACCATAGCGGGTCTTAAAGCCGATCTTCGGCTGGAAGTTGTTTTCACCAACCGCACGAACCATGGTAAGTGGAACGTATGGGCAGTAGAACACGCCAGCGTCATAAGCGGAAGTACCCTTATAACCTACGTTGATATAGTCTGCGGTAGCATATGGGTCAATGTAGACCTTGGTGCGACCGTTAATAATACCTGCGAAGGTATTACCAGTATCATCAACATTGAGGTTAGTAGATAGAGCAGGGGTGTAGTCAAGCATACCAGTAGATGCAAGAGCAGATGCAACGTCAGAGGAACAGATAATGAAGTTACCTTTACCACGACGAGTATCTTTTGCAATTTGGTTAGCTTCGCGATCGAGTTGAAGGATTAGACCCTTGAACTTTTCTACGCTCCAACGACCATCAGCATCAGTGCTAAGATCGAAGATACCGTTGATAGCAGTATTACCGGTAGATGCACCAGTCTTTGCCTGAGAGTTAACCGTGCGAATAACCTCACGGTTGATTTCTGCGAGAATCTCAGTAGAAAGAATGTTTGCGAGCTCGGTTTCAGCATCAAGACCGTGGATAGCCTTGAGATCCTGTGCGAGTTCCATGGTGTATTCTGCCTTGAGAGCACGGGACTTTGCAGTCACAGTTGCTTTCTCAATGGTGAAACCCATCTCTGCAAATCCCTCTCCGCCAGAAGCACCTAGTGCTTCTGCTTCAGCGGTTGTGTAGAGATCGAGACCAGCAAGAGGGTCGTTACGATCGTTGTTGATAGAACTGTCACCGTTGGAGTCAGTTACACCAGAAAGACCGGAACCGTCAGTACCCATTGCAGTGGTGCCAGAGTCACCAGAGAAGTTGTACTCTGCTTCGCCGAGGAGTGCTTCGTCACCAACAGACTTACCAGCCTTTGTAGTACGGTAGCGGCTCTTCATTGCAAAGATAAGTCCGGTAGGACCAGTCATTGGTTGTACACCAGCAACGTCGAATGCCATCATATTAGGCAATGACCGACGTACGAGCGAGATAAGAACGGGGTTCCAGTTAGCAGTACCACCACCGGTCACGTTGGTGGTATTCTGGTCGTTCTCCGTGAGGAAGTTCATTGCTGCACCTTCTTCACGGAAAGCAATCTCTTGGTTCTCGAGAAGCTGTGCTGTAACAGCTTTTCTATAACGATCAGTGATCGGGGTAGCACTTTCAGATGCTAGGACCGGATTCCACTTTTCCATAAGTTTATCGTAAGACATAAATTAACTCCTTATTTATTAGTTCTATTTAGGGCGGTGAGATACATTGACATTGCAGACGAGACTTCGGATTCTTCACTTTCATCAAAGGATCCGTTAGTTTCTTCTACGATGGTATTAGCGGTTTTAGGCTTTGCTGCAAAATACGATTCCTTGATGATAGCAACTTTCTGTGCGAATTGCTTTTCATTTTCGAATTCGATACCTTCTGCAAGCTTAGCAAGCTTTTCTTTCTGGGTATCTGCAAGATCTCTTGCGGACTCAGAAATGATGATGCCTCTCTTAAGAAGTTCATTCTCTTCGAGAAGTTCAATTGCATTCATGGTAGTAGTGTTGAACTTTTCTTCAAGCTCTTCTACCTGTGCTGCAAGTTCGTCAACTAGGTCAACTTTAGCTTCTGGTACTTCAATATAAGATTCAGCAAATAGAGTTTTAAGTCCATCCATGAAACTTTCAGCAATTTCTGCACGTAGTCCGCTTTGAACTGCAATCTTATTTTCTGCCATCCAGTTTTCTACGACGTAATTGAGATAACCATCTACCTTCTCAACCATTTGGGTTTGAGTGGTTTCAAGTTCCTCTTTTAACTCTTCAGAGTATTGCTCTTCGAGACGGTTGATTTCTTCTGCAAGTTTACTCTTAAGAGCAGCTTCAAAGATGACCGCAGTCTTTTCTTTGAACCCCTCAGAGAGGGTTGCTTCGGATTCAACCAAAGCGTTTAGTTCGCCTTTGTAGTCGTAAACAACTTCATTTTCTGCAAGATCTGTATCTGCTTCAAATTCTGCATTCTCACCAAACATATTCTTATATGCTGTAGAGATGTCTGTCTTGGAACTACCCGCAAGTTGAGTATAAATCGCACCCAACATACCTGCCTTCGTCTTTGGCATCGGTTCACTATTACGCTTATCGCCCGGACGACCAGCGGCCTGGCTTGTTGCTTCAGTTGCCTTATCCACAGATTTTGCGGAATTTACTTCGGCATTTTTCGGATCGTAAGCTTCAGTGACTTCATTCTCGTCATCGAGCTCAATCCCCTGATCTTTTAGTTGATCGGTCATACTATGCTCCTTCATTTGGATTTGAGTAACGAGAGGAAATTCTTAAACTCACGAGTTTGGGTTTCATAAAGATTCCCCCGTGAAGCTTTCTTAATTTCTGTCTCCATTTTATCAATTTCTCGAGCCTCAATGATTCCATTGTTCCATACCCAGTCGACACCTTCCATAATTCCATTTACAAAAGCGTCCGGTGCAGAGGGATCTTGAACAATATCTACAGTGCTAAGCATAAAATCATTCTTAACATACATAGTACCATTTCGTTCTACGAGACTTCCCATACCACGAGTTGACACACCTAGTTGAACACCACCCTCAAGCAAACCTTTCACGATCTTACCCATTGGAGTATCCAATATTTGCGCCTTACCCACAACGTTATTACCTTGCCATTTCATCTCAGTAATACGGTGGGATACTTTATCAAGATTAATTGTCGGTCCTGCAGGATGATTTAATTCGCCTACTGCACGACCCTTATTAACTTGTTCTGTAACATATTTGTGTACGGCAGATTCCATGATATCACGTGGATAAACTCTGCCGTTCCTATTCTTTCCTTCAGCCTGTGCAAAGACACCTTCAATGGCATACTTTTTCTCGCCAGACTTATTTGCCTCTACGATATATTCGAGACTATTGTCGATGTATTCGCTAATAAGCTTCATTTCTTTTTGAACCGATATTCAGTGGATTTGACTTCCTCGTTCATCTTAATAAATTCGGCAGCAGCACTCTTAGCAGAATTTAGGTCATCATAGTCGTCGAGTCGATCACCATCAATGTAGACGACAAACCCGCTTACTTCTTTATGAATGAGTACCTTATGTTTGCCCATTTTTTCATCATAGACTTTTTTCCCGGACGGATTACGTCCTAAGGATTCCCGTAATTCTTTAAACGTCTTCATCAGAATTCTCCGCTGCAGGATTATATATTGAACCTGCCACATTAGCTTTCTCTTGTTCTAATGCAACGTTCATTTTATCATTAATAAGATCATTGAATACATCTCCTGCGGATTTGTAATTATCACTCATAATATTTTGAATTAATGTTTCTACAGTACTCATATTAATCTCCTATTTACTTTATTTATAATAATAAAGATTTTTACTTTTAATCATTTTTAGCAGTGGGTTTCGGTTCTTTAGGTTGGGAAGGTTCAACGGGTTTCAACTCATAATGAGAATTTTGTGGGGCTTGTGGGGCTTCTTCCTCTGTTGGAGGGGTATCGCCTTCTTCTTTTTCTGCCTTTTTCTTTTCTTTTTCAAGATCTGAAATTTCCTCATCGGTAAGCCGAAGAACTTTTCTCAT